GCACGGCTTTTATTGGATTCAAACGGCATTTTAAAACCGTTCGACAAATGGGTACAGGAAGTCTTGCCCATTGCTTCCCATCAGGTTCGTCACTGGCTGCGGACGGAGTATGACACGGCGGTCATCCGGGCGCATCAGGCGGCTGACTGGCAGCAGTTCCTGCGCGAACGCGATATTCTGCCCAATCTCAAATGGCTACCGTCCACCTCCATTCATCCGGGAGCTGACCACCGCCCATTTTGGAATACCATCCGACCGATTGACGATCCGTTCTGGAACAACCACCGACCGGGCGACCGGTGGAACTGCAAGTGTGACCTTACAGCCACCGATGAAGCGCCGACAGCAGTACCGGACGAAAATGGGCAGAATAAGGCACATGACGGTCTGGAAAACAATCCGGGAAAAGACGGCAAACTGTTCTCAGACAAACACCCCTACGTTACTGAAGCGTATCCGGGAGCAAAAAAAGCCGTGGACGCACTGACCAGACGCATCAACGAGATGATAGCCGAAATGCCAGACAACCTGACGCTGGAGGAAAAAACCGACATCGCCCGCAACAATCTCAAGATAGAAAAGGCACTCGGCGTTACCAAAGGTAAGCCGATGACATACGAACAGGCAAACAAGGGAAAGGAAAATCCAAAATTCGGAAAAGAGGAAGGATACCGCGTGAATTGCCAGACCTGCACCGTAACACACATGCTCAGAAGGTTAGGGTTTGACACCGAGGCAAAACCCAACATCAGACAAAGCGCATACAATGAAATGGCAAAACAAGGTATCACATGGGAAGAACGTTTCCTGAACCGGGATGGAACAAAGCCGGATTATGACTATACCTATAAATGGCAGGTCAGAAAGGGGTATCAAGTAATGAACGCAAACCGACTGAAGGAATACTTCAGGGAAAAATTCAGAGAGGACGGAATATACGAGATATATTGTGCCTGGAAAGGCGGCTCTGCACACGTGTTCTGCGCAGAGGTGACTGAAGGGAAGACAAGGTTCTTCGATCCGCAAACCGGAAAGGATGATGTCAGCAATTACATACAGAGCATGAAAGCCAACCGCGTGGGAGTGATAAGAATAGACAACAAACTGATAAATCCTAAAATCATGGGACTATTTATCACCAAATAAACGGGAAGAAAGTGTCAGCCCCTCCTCACCGTCCACCAGACGGCAGGACTGACCGTCGAACAGAATAAAGGTAGGAAGACCGACAGGCAACTCAAAACCATCCCCGTCAACACAGCCCACAGAATAGATGCTTCCTTCAGGGGAACTGGCTGATAAAACAACGGAGTTATAACCGTGGATGTTTGCTAATTCTGACACTTGTTCCGGTATATTCATAACGCATAAAAGGCATATTGGAAGCCTCGGTTGCAAAATTATAAATTATTCTTGAATTACTGATGATTATGGACATAAAAGATTTTACGGAACTGATAAAGCGGAAACGTAACAGACTGGACAGTATGATGCGCCGCAAACTGCCCGTCGCCGTTGGCCGCATGGCAAAAGACCACTTCCAGGACAATTTCCGGCAGGGTGGCTTTGTGGATGGAGGACTCCACCCTTGGCCCAAAGCCAGACGTCTCTCCTCGGGCGGTACTGATGCCGCCAGCAACTACGGAACGCTGCTCTCCGGCAGGAAGCATCTCTTCAAATCGGTCGGATACACGCCTGCCGACTATCGGGTGAGAGTGTTCAACGAGGAGGTCTATGCGCCCGTCCACAACTGGGGCGGCGAAATCGATGTCACCGTCACAGACCGCATGAGGCGCTTTGCATGGGCCAGGTTCTACAAGGCTTCGGGAAAAAGAAGAAAAGCCGGCACAAGGCAAAAGAAACGCGTCAAACGGCGTTCCAAACCGAAGGAACTGAATCCGCAGGCACAGTTCTGGAGGAACATGGCGCTTACCAGAAAGAAGAAACTGCACATCCGCATCCCGCAGCGCCAGTTCATGGGCGAAAGCGAAGAATTGAACCGGCGTATCAGGGAAAAGGTGGACCAGGAAATTACCAACATTTTAAACAAATAACGATATGGACGAAATTTTTATCGCAATCATGGAACAGATTGCACAGGAGCTGCCGGAACTCTCTCTCATTGACGAGGACTACGGACAGTTGGAAATGGGGGCGGAAGAGGACCAGTACCCGGTTACTTTCCCCTGCGTATTGATTGGAAATACCAGTTCAGACTGGCACGACCTCGGATACGGGGCACAGAAAAGCGAATCCGTACTGACCGTCCGGCTGGCCATCGATTGTTACGACGATACAAGCTACGCATCCGGCACGTATGACAAGGTGAGGGAAAGGCAGCAGCTGGCCGGAAAATTATACAGATCGCTGCAGTGCCTGCAATGCACGGACAACGCTTCGCCGCTGGTACGCGAGAAAAGCCGCTCGTATGCCATGCCGCATTATATCAAGGTTTATGAAATGACGTTCTCATTCACACTGCACGATGAATCGGCCATGCCGTCATCTTACGGGGAATAGCTCAAGCTGGGCGGCGGTCAGACGGGGGGCTTTCACCTTGGGCACGGGCTTCAGGTTGTAACCGGTATCCTCGCGTGATTTCCGGCGGATGATGGCCATGATGCGCTCCTCCGAAATGAAGAACTCCTGCCGGGACAACACTTTCAGGGCATCGTCAAAGCGCAGGCGCTGCACCTCCGTCCAGTAATAGTAACGGCGGCACAGGGCTGCATCACGGAGTTCAATCAGTTCCTTATCTCGTCCTTTGGCCATAAAAAAAAAGTTATTTACTGCAAAATTAGGCATTTGGCATATCAGGAAAAAGAAAAACGCCACAATCACAACGGATGCGGCGTTTTTTCTGTTTAGAGTGTGAACAAAATCACATGGTCAGCAGTTCGGTATCATCCTTACCGGGAACAAACGGTTCGATACGGGTAATCACCTTGCTTTGGACCTTCACACGTCCGCTGCCCAGGCAGACGGGACAGTTGCAGGAGGAAGAAGCCCCGTCCCGGTCCGTGTAAAAAATACGTCCTTTGCCCTCACAGCGTCTGCAAGCCATCACGTGTGGTGCGATATTCTTTGTATTTTCCATATCACAAACGACAGAATGAAGGTTCGATACGGCGCCAGACACCGTTCTCGTCACGCTTGTGGAAATAGTAGTTCACCGCAGTCTTGTACACCACATTGCTCTCACGGAAGAGGTCCATGATTTCGGTGTATTCGCTGTCGAAACGGTCCTCAAGTTCGTACAGCTTGCTCACCGACTTGTAGTCCAGATCACCCTGGCGGTTACGCTCGATCATGGTCATGCCGAGCTGGTACATCGGGTCATCGGTGCCAAGTTCCCGGCTCATGGCGTAGCGCTTCAGGTAATCCACCAGACGTTCGGCGGCGAGGTTGGCACGTTCATCGAAGCTCTTCACCTTGTTACTCCTCACTTCCAGCTTCATGTCACCGTCCACGATGGTGAAACTCGCCTGGTCATCCTTGCGGAGCTGGCCGTAGTCACGCATCAGGTCGCGGAAAGAGGCGGCTTCCTTCTCTACCCAGTCACGGAAGGCTTTCACGTCATCCACGACCGGAAACAGCCTGTTCTTCACTTCAAGCATGAACTGCGCACGGAGGCCCTCATAGGCATCGCGCCGGTTACGCTTGTTTTCCTTCTCTTCCTGCTGGAGCTGTTTCAGCAATTCTTTTCTGTCCTGTGCGGACAAGCTCTTTAACTGTTCTTTCAAGTCCATAACTAAAAAATTAAATGGTTGTTACTGTTGTTTATTCTCACATTTGCGGCGGATGGCACGTAGCTTCACCTGTAACGTGTCCAACGCCTCACAGTCAAGTTCTCGGAACTCCATGCCGGCGATACGGCTGTCCCGGCAGAAAGCGTTCACCCGATCCCAGTCGGCCGTATCGATGCCCAGCAGCTGCATCTGGTGAAGCACCGCCGAACGCTTCTGACGGAGAATCTTCCGGAGCTCCTCACGGTAAGTGGGCGGCACCAACTTCTGCATGGCAGACACAGCGGCACTGTATTCCTTCAGCGTCATGTCACGAAGGCTTGTGGTCCGTCCCTCCGTGTACTGGGAAACAATGCTTTCCTTCAGTGCGTCACGATCCGATGTCGGAAGGCGGTTCAAAAGGCTGTAAAACGCCGAGTAATTCTCGGGCTTGTTTAACCGTTTACGGGTGTTGATGTCTATCTGCATGGTAATGTTATTTCTTTTTTAAAAGTTTACCGCATCTGATACAATACTCTCGATAATGTTTAGTGTGATATTTATTAATATGCTTACTTCGCTTTTGACCACCTTTTCTCTTCATTCTGATATATAAAGTATTATTCCATGTAACTCGATAAGGCATGTGTCCACAAAAGAAGCATACAATATGTCCCCAAATATTCATTTTTGTTCTGATTTGAGCCATACGGCAGTTTAGGCCTGCCGCATGGCAGAATATTAATCAACTATAAATTCGGTTATGTTGGGAATTACTTGAATCCCTTCCATTACCTCTACACTTGTAGGAGTGACAATTGCAGTTACATGAGGATGATAGTTTTCGCAAAGATACTTTATCAATGGCTTTGCCGCCTCTTTCAGTTCTTCAAACTTCCTTTTGTTTTCTTGAATATCAGTTTCCATATTTCGTATTTATGGGTTTTACAAAGCCGCCCAAGGCTCATTTCTTATTTGATTTGAATTAATAACACTTTACGCAAAATAACCCCCTTGGAGTATTATAACATCCTTCGCCTGATTCAAACACCTTACCACATTTCTTACATCTTGGACGGGTGTCTATTGGTTTCAGTGCTTCATGGTAGGGTAAGCTTCCGGTGTTGGGTATGCCTTCAACAAATATCTCTTCAAGGCTGATACCCTTTTCTTTGGCTTTATCACCTGCTGCTATTACAATATCTTTCCACGAGTTAAATGACTTGGTTAAATCTCCTTCATCGTAACCATACCAACGTTCAGGGTCTTTATCTATTTCTGTTTGAGTAATAGAGCGGTAAAGTTCTATATCATCACCAGCTATTATTTGTAACGTCCCATAAAAATGTATAGCTTCGAAGCTAATTCCTCTAAATGTAGTTATATTTACAATTGCTTTCATGATTTAACTTCTTTCGATTTTGCGCCACATTCATCAGTTCATACTCAAATCTCCACTGAACGGAATAGTATTAATGTCAGCCTTTCTCGTGTAGGCCTGCATAAGCCCCACGGAAAGCAGCATATAGGCATTCTTATTCGCTTTGGCAACCCCAGAAATAGAGCCGATAATATGTTCAGTCTTGCCGGTAATGATTGAGCAGGCTATCTGCTCAAGTCCGTCCGGATGGTCCTCACTGGCGGCAACGCTCATAAAGACACTAAGATTATTTTCTTTACAAAAGTTTTCCACGTACAAGCAGAGTTCCTTTACTGCCTCTTTCTGTTTTTCTGTAATCATTTCAGTTAAATTTTAATGGTTGATAATATGTTATTTTTCAAGAATATAATCGCACTCAAGAACTTTGACACCACCGTAAAATGTCACTTTGGACGTATCAGTGATACCAAAATGTTCTTTATCCGCAAAAATCATATTTTTCACACCGGACTTCATTTTCCGGATAATGTCCTTAGCCCTTTTATCAGTCCAGCCGTGAGCAGCAAAACCGGCCTTGAACTGGTAAGTGGTCGTTACGGCACCGTTCTGAATCCTGGTGGAAACACTAACGGTACCCACACAATTTTCTATAACTTTCTTCTTTCCCATAATTTATATATTTGAAGGTTTCCAATCCACTGTTATAATCGCATACCTTGTTTTACGCTAATCTTTAAAAGTTAATTCTCCATTCATAAGAAGCGGCAGCATCGAATCTCTAAGTTCGGAAAGAAGCCTATTCTCTTCATTATTTAGGTAATAAATATGCTGCTTATACATATTCATAAAGAAAGGCATGATGCTTGACAATATTTCCTTATCAGTATTCTCAATACAA